CCTCTTCCTCTTTACCTGCAATCTTTGCTTGAAGCAAACGCTTTTCATCTTTCAAGTCTTGCAACATTTTTGCAAAACTTGCAGTCTGCTTAAGAGTTATATCTAAGCCTTTACTTAAAGCAGAATTGCGTTCTTCGATTTTTTGTTCTGCTGTTTTTTCCGAATCTTGATTTGACGGCAATACTCCACCAGTCTTTCTGCCATAGCTATCCGGAGCTTCAGAAGTGCCAAACAAAACTTTTCGTTGAGCCTCTAAATCAGTAAAAAATTGAGCGCCTGTATCAGCCAACCCAGTCTTTGCAACGTCAAACGCTTCTCCAAATTTGCGTTGGCCTACTAATGTTGCAATATTGACTAGGTCACGAATAACTCTTATAAAAAATTTCATTGACTGCACTAATCCAAGCACGACTGAAGATACCCCTCTAACGCCGCCTTCAATTATTTTAAATAACGGCGTAAAATCTTGCCCACTAGCAAACAAGTCAGCAAACACTTCTGTTATTGCGCTTAAGGCAGGAAGCAAAGCATCTGCTAGTTGCATCCTAAAGCCTTCAAACTTAAAACCAAGTTTAGTAATTTGATCATTGTAATATTCTGCATTTTGAGCAAATCTGTCACTTAGTTGATAATTAAATTCTTCAAGTGATGCTTTGCCGCCGTTAAGCATAGTGATCATGTCAGCGCCAGACTTGCCAAAAATATCCAAGGCAATAGCGGTCTTTTCTGGCCCGTCAGGCAAAGTGGCAAACGTGTCAGCAATTTCGCCCAACAGCTGATCACTTTGCTTAATAGTGCCGTCAGAATTTTTAACGTTTATTCCCAGCTTGTTGTAAGCGTCTGCATAGGTAGCCACACCATCAGCAGCTTCAAGCTGCGTACGGGCCAACGTTTTTAATCCCGTAGCCAATTGCTTTTGTGAAACGTCCGCAAGCTTGCCGGCGTTGACATAAGACTGCAATTTTGCAGCAGCAATGCCAGTTCTTACTTCAAGCTTTCCAAGAGCATCAGCCGCATCAATCGAGCTTTTTACAAACGCCGCAATACCACCAATGGCAGCAGCGGCAAACATCGCCTTAAAAGCAAGGCCAACGCCTTTTACCGCAAGGCCAAGGTTTTTGGCCTTGCCCTGCACTCCTTGCATGGAGTTTCCAAGGCGCTTGATATTGTTTTCGCCTGTGACCTTTGCGCCAAGTAAAACGCTAAATTTTGCGTTGCCGTTCATATCACTTGTTCTCCTTGTTCAGAATTTTCATTGCCGCCGATTCCATGATTTGCAAGTCCTCTAGCACGGCTGGCTGATCCTTGACTTCATACAGTTTAAACAGCCATTGCACAGCTGTATAGTCCAGCCCGCAAACGCCAGACATTGTGGTGCGCCACTGGGTTTGACAACGCAAGAACATCTCAACAGCAGGCCAATTTTCCTCCCATACCTCAAAATGCTCTTCTTTTACCTCAGGCAGCACCAATCCAAACGCCTTGGCGTCTGCCTTTAACTGGCTTTGGTCTCCTGGACCGCTGAACAGATACTCAACGGCCTCGCTTAGTTTTTTCTCTTGGCTCCCTGCTTGCTCTCTAGATAAGCCCCAGCGATTGCCGTTGCCATCATCGGCACATCCAATAACTCGTCTCGTTTTGTGATGCTGTACGGCAACTCTTTACCATCCTCGTCTTCAATGCCAATCCACCCCATCATCACTTCACGAGCGATTTCAACGTCCGTCAAGTTGCCCTCTGCGCTTAGCTCTGCAATCTCCAAAAGCCTGCTCTGAGTCAAGTCTTTAAACTCAACATCAAAAGTGACCCGTTCGTGTTTGCCCCCATCAACAGGAACATCCACAGAAACGGGCCACTTGTAAGTCTTTGATTTCTTAAGGACGAATGCCATAAAAAAGGTGATTCGCCGTCAGACTAGCGCACGATTAAGTGCAAACAATGCTGTACTCATTGTTCCCTGCAGTTGTTGGCGTTGCGTTGTAGGGCAAGTTCAACATCTGGATGCCATCAGAATCTGAATAGGTTGGTGAACCTAGGTCAGTCTGTGGGGCACTAAAGGTGACAATGTTGCCAGCCGATTGACCATGCTGGAACGTGTTTGTTCCGGTGCTGGTTCCAGTCGCATCAGTGAAGAAGTTATGCGTGGCAAGCAACTCAGCCTCAAGCACAATCGTGCCATTAGGCCGGCGGTCAGTAATCTCAACCGCCTTAGTGCCACCAACCAATTCGCGATAAACAATCGCATTGGACTGATCAAAGCTGAAGGACTGCAAGGCACCTGCGTAGCTAAACAAGGTAAAGCTTGTGGTGTTGCCGTTCTTGAAAATGACCGGCGCGGCCTGGTTTGCGTAAGTCGTGCTTGGGTTTGCTGTGTCAGTTGGCGCGTTAAACAATCCCGTCATCGTGAAATTAATCACAGGGATCTGCCCAACTTCGCCTGTGATTGCAAAGCTGCCACGGCAGCCAGTCAACTTGTGACGAACTCCATCAACAAAATACTCAAGCGTGCAGCTTTCAAATGATGCACTGATTGGCGCATAAGTAACAGAAGTGCTTGTCACTGTCGTGACTGAGTTGCCACAAGCGCGAATAATTGCATCCCATTTAGGCGCTGTGCCTGCAGCCCCAGAGCCTGCTAGCTCAACCTCAAACGAAATCTCAACCCGCTGATTAGCAAGCAAAATGTCGTAGTTGCCCATGTAGCCACGGATCAACTCACGCTCAACAGCATCAGCTTGCAGCGGAGTGATTTCCATGTTGCGGACTAAAACCGCATCAGTGCCTGCAGCTGTTGGGTCCGACCCGTAGCTGCTTTCAATCTTCGCCAGAAGTAGGCGTTGACTCGTCCTCAGTGTCATCGGTTACAACCTCAAAATTGGGGCTAGTAGGTTGAGCCGGCTGAGTCCGCCCAATGAGCTTTCGTTTGCCGGTTTTTGGGTTAAGAAGGTATGCACCTCCCTGACCCAAGTTTTCATCTTCCATCTTAAGGGCCTTGCGTCAGATCAGCTAATCGAGTTCGGTAACGAACTAGATAATCGCAACCTATTACACCTGCTGGTTGATCTGCATCAACCATTTCAAAACTTACGCCTTGCGGCTGAACATCAATGGCATAACCACCAAGAGTTAAATCAGCCATAATTTTGCTGTGCAGGCTTTCAACTATTGGGTCGGCAACTTCATCAGGCTTTTCACCTCGCACGATTACAGACACACGAACAACAAGCGACCAATCCAAAGTTGGCAAGCTTGTGTTTTGCTCCGGTGTATCACTTACAGGCTCAACAACCAATGCAGGGCTTTCGCCGCGCTGCAATGGAACAACACGACTGCGATAAATCCGAGCGCCCACGCCTGTAGTGCCGCTCAGGCTGCTCATGATGTCTTCAAGAATGTTTTCGCGCAGTGTCGTCATGTCTTCTGCAGCGAGATTTCACAAAGCAACCCGTCATCAATCAAGCGTGTCTCACGCACTGTGTAGGCAACAGAATCGACGGTGATGCTGGTGCCTGCTGTAAGGGTGCCAAAGTCAGAAGCCTTGGCGGTGATCTGGTAGTCGGTATGCAACACCATGTCACCAGCTAAAACCTGGCTGGGCTGATCCAACAAGACTTTGGCGGTTGTAGAGCCTGACGTTGCAGACACGCCAAAAGGATCATTAAGGAAGACCCCTAGATCGTCTAATAAAAAATTAGCTAGCGCCATCAGCCTTAGGTTTCCGAGTGCGTTTTGCTTTGGGCTTAGGGTCTGCAACCGTTTCGTCAGCTTTGATTGCTTTACCCATGCGGATTAGCAATTCGCCGTCTGCGTTGCTTAGGTCATAGCTTTGACCAGCCTCAAGGGCTTGGCCGCTTGCCATGACTGCTTTGGTGCAAGTGACTTTCATAAAAAAAGGGGGGCCGTTGCCGGCCCCTGTGATCATCAAGCGGTAGTGATGTCAGAAATTGCAGCAAACGCGCTGGCCTGCCTGACCGCAACATCAAACGTGATGATGCCCCGGACAGAAGTCAGTGCTTTGCTGAAGTCATCAGAGTCAGTGCCAATTGTGATTTCCAGGCCGTTGCCATAGAAACCAATCATGGCCTGACTAAAGTCACCAGCAACCAAGGCAGAACAAACGCTAGAAGCAGAACCCTTCGTCAAGTTAGAAGGGACAGCGTTGGTTACTGCCAAGGGATAACCGTTCAGGGTCAAAGGCGTTGGGCCACGACCAATAGCGGAAAGATCCGAGTTGTAAAGGAAAACACCGTCACCAGCAGCTGAGCCGCCTGCGCGGAGTTTCTTCAGGCCGCCAACAACCTTGCCGTTGGTGACATAAGCCATGTTGGGGCCAAAGGCGTTGTCCTCAGTGATGGCAGTTTCCAGATCAACCACTTTCTCAAGGGTCAATGCACCACCGTTGGTGCCCATCGCAACGGATCCAATACCGGAAGTGTTGCGGATACCTGTTGGCTGACCAGAGGAACCAGAACCGTTAAGCACTGCGGAATCAACAGCAGCGTTGATGCCGTCAGTCAAATCACGGCGTACAAGCTCTTCAATGCCAGGTGTGCCCTGAAGCAAGGTCTGACGGCTGTACTTGGAAAGAGCCGCAAGGTTCTTGGGGCTCATCGTGATCTGGTCGAAAGTAGATTCCGACTGTGTGATCGCGGTTGTCTCAGAAGACAAGTAGTAGGTGCTGGAAACACCAGAGCGGCGAGGGATTGCAACATCACCAACCAAGCCGGTCAGGGTGCGAACGCCCAGGCCAACTACAGGTGAAGAGTTCCGCAGAGCTTCGATGAAGTCATCAGCCAGCAGATCGGTAGCAACAAGGTTGCCGCCGGTTGTTGCGCCTGAAGTGACGTAAGTCGCGCGTTGTGACAGGGCAGAAAAAGGAACAAAGAAGGAACGCTCACTCGTGGCAGCAATGCCAGAGCTGCGCTGAACTTCTTGGCTCAGCTCACGGCAAAGACCAGCGCCATGCGATGACCAATCACCAGTGATCAAAGCGCGGACGCCATCGATCAGCTGATAACGCTCTTGGGTCTGCTGACCAAGGTCAACAGGAGCAACACTTTCGACAGGCTTGGCGCCAATCTTTTCAAGAACAGCTGCACGGGCAACATCAATGCTGCTGCCGTTATCAATCAGCTGCTCAGCAAGGTCACGCATTTCGTGCTTGCCGCAAAGCTCTTGGATGTTTTTGATGCGGGTACGCTCTGACGAGGCAGCCTTTTTGGAAGCCTCATCGCGCACCACGTTGAGATCGGGTGCTGTGGACATTTGATTCTCAGAATCGGGTTGTGTGAGTGGTGCGACGCGAGCCGCAGAATCAACCTCAGAGGCTGTTTCTTTGTCCATTGTAGTGTCTGAAAGCAAAGATCTCCCCACGCCAATGTTTGGATCAGCGGGGACACTTACAACGCTGATTTCGTAGGGCTCCCACGAAGTTGCCACAAATTCGTTGTTGCGCTCTTCCATCTCTTTGATTCGATAACCAAAGGAGATATTGCGCATAATTCCGTCTTTAACGTCCGCTAAAACTTCTTGCGCAAAAGAGTTGCGGCTAAAGCGAACACGGCTAACCCCTTTCTTTTTGTCGTCGTCAAGGTAGGCACGCTCAACAACACCGATCGGACGATCCATGTCGTGATTGAACAGAAGCGGTGCGCCGTCGTTCAATCTGCTCAAATCTGCAGCGTCTTTGTCATGGCTCAGAACCTCTGAACCAAAAGAACGCTCAACCGGATATTCAGAGCTAAAGCTGAACTCCATCACCCGGTCTTCCTGCTCCTCAAACTGAGTTTCCCCAGCCCGCTTCAGCAATGCAGTGGCAGAACGCAATGCAGAGATTTTGGTCAACGTTGAGAACCGATGACCGGCCTTTACGTCTGTCGCTTCAAAGCCTTCGTCTGTTTCGCGATAAACAGTGATTAACGCTGCAGGGTCATCCTCATCACCATTAATAGTGAACTCAGAGCCAGGCACATTGATTGAGCCATCGCGCTCAATCCGATCAATCTTTCCTCTGGCAGTGCCACCAGAACTGTCCCATTGGACAAAATCACCAACACTTAGGCCGTCAGGCTCTGCCCTGCTTGCAAGATCCTCAGACATTGGTAATTCACGAATATCTTTAATTCTATCCGCCTTCCCCGTTGACCACACCTGGCCCGCGTCTCCGCCCCATGCAGCCCAGGCCACGCGACCGTTTGACGGGTAGCCATCCTCTCCAGGCGAAAAACCTTCGCCTTGCTTGTCAACTTCATGACGGGCAAACCATGCCGCCATAGCGATCACAACATCTCCCGATAGTTCGTTGCCACTCAGGATCTGAGTTGCACGCCGTGCCGCCACTTCTGTGCCGCCCGATTCACCCTCAGATTTCCATTCGCGATAACGCTCAGCCTCAGCCTTCATGCCCTTAGTAGGCATTAAATCAATTTCTGTGCCGTTAATAGTTGCCACTTTCTTCCTCTCCTACGTTCTCAGCATCATCAC